ACCCTATAATAGAATTTTACAAAGACCAGCCAAGGCCGGCCTTGTTGGACTTATCACTGCCGCTATTAGACTTTATGTTTGTGCTCATTTTATTAAAGGGTTTCCGACATTTACAAAATTTGCTCCACGTTGTCCTGGCGTATTTAGCACTGTTTACGCTTCTTATATTATAGAAGTTATGGAAAAGCAGTTCAAAGATGCGCAAGCTCCTTTCTGGGAACTTTTTAATGTTTTTAAAGATGAAGAATTCTGGTATGCATTTTTAGAACAGTCAGTACAAATGTATGCGATGCTTGTTGATAGTGGTAATATAGCAGAACCGCCGCCGGCAGTATTAGATGCTCTTTTTAGACTTAACGATTTACAAGCAGATTATGAATTTCCATTCAAAAATGATTTACAAGTTGCGAAAGATACTGGTGATGCCGGCACCTTTCAGACACTTGGGGGCTATAGACTAGATAAAAATTTAGAAGCTGTTAGGGCGACCGAAGAGGACGCAAAAATAATCCTCAAAGAATTGGTGATTGAACAAATGAATTTTATGGCCGATAAATTCATAAATAATATGGGAAAACTCGGATGGCATCCAGAAGTTCATGATATGACTTATTATTTATTAGAAAAAATGACTGTTGATAGTGGACTTACATTGAATAGTGCAATGAACCCTGACGGCTCATTCACAGCAGACTACATCGATATTGGAACAGTACCAGATACTGAATATTATACTTATGGTGGTGAATTTGTAGTTGAGGAAGCAAATGAAGTAGATGAGGAAAACTCACCGGTGCGTGAATACGGCGAAGAATATGTTGGCGATTATCATGTAATTTCGGATGATAATGGAAAACTTATATGGGTAACCGGAGCAGAACACGTTGATGAACCACAGGATACATTGCAGCCAATAGTTTATAAAACTTCGGTACCGATTGGCGATGTTCCGGAACTCGGCGCCCCCTCAACTAAATCTGCTGATATTAATCAGCCGTTTATATTGGAAAAATATATTTCTATTAACGGTCAAAAGAAAAGCCCAACCACAGCATATGCTGAAATCAGAGATCCGAATTTAGATCTAGCACAAAATATTTCAGATATATATCCGGGCACACTTAAAGTTGTTGAAGATCAAAGTGGTAATCCCGTTGGCTTAAGTGGCGAATTGGGCGTTCGATATGGATTATTATTTTCTGTAGTAATCGAGGGCGCCAAATATGAAGTAACTTCGGTCGAACTCGATGCTTTAGATTTACCACTTAATGAATTTTCTAATTTTGTTAGTAATAGCAAATTGCTACTTTGCCTTATTAATCATTTGAAGGAAGACAAGAAATTTAAACTTATTAGTGAATATGTTTTTCCGCTAAAAAAATTAGTTGGTTTAACAGCGATTTATAATGATATGGGAATATTGCCCTCAATAGGCGAATTAACTGTTGATAAATTTAAGACTTTTTGGAGTCCGTTAAGCCCTAATCCTGCCACTGCTGCTGGAACTTTCGTTCGCTCCATTGTCTCTCTATTTAGCGATGGTACACTATTTGATACCAATTCAAAACCTGGATTGCAAATTGTACTCGAAAAGGAAGACCTCCTTGACGAAAACGGAAATCCCGTGACACAGACTGTCGCAACACAGACCTTGGGGTCTCTTGGTACGGGAGATCCCGAATATGACGAAGAAGAGGTACCCATTCAAGTTGTTAAAAGTGCCGTTCTACAAAAACTTCCTGACGCCCCCGATGGTGCATGGGCCCACGTTCGAGATCGCCTTCCTGATACTCTTTTTAATCCATTAGCGGGATTCGGTATAATAGAGTGGGATTTTTGGAGTCAAGAGATACTTAGAAAGACCAGAGCCAGAGTTAAGAGAATATTTAAATCTTATTATCATTCAAAGGGTTTTAGTCTTGATACGAATTTTGGAGAATTTGTAAGCCCTGGTGAGATGATAAAGAAAGAACTCAAGGCAATTTTAAAACCGGCGCCCGGAGTTCGACAAATACCATACTGGATGCGCGGCCGATTAAGAACTAATCCGTTTGATGCTAATGGAAATGTATGCGAAAATGATTGATGATAATATTTATAGTAATGAGGTAATATAATATGGCTGGTTTAGCACCAAAATTACCGTTAACCAAAGATTCAGGAGATGGCTATACTCTAGTTAAAACACTCAAAAATATGATTAAACAAAATTTTAAAATGTTAATTCTTACGGTACCGGGTGAAAGAGTTATGGTTCCTGAATATGGTGTTGGTATGAAAAGATATTTATTTAATAATTTTAATGAAAACACTTATGCAGAAATAGATTCAAGAATAAGAGAGCAAGTTGAAATTTATATGCCGTTCGTTAAGATTCAAGAAGTGGCATTTGGCTCAGATAGCCAAGACATGAATTTGTTAGGAGTATCTATCAGATATTCTATTCCTAGAATTGGTGCAACAGATTTATTAGAATTTACTATTTAAAAATTGAGGGTTTTTTATGTCCGATGAACAGAAAAAGATAGTACCCATTGATTATACTCATAGAGAATTTAATTCAATTCGTGATGATCTTATACAAATAGCAGAAAGATTCTATCCAGATACGTTTCAAGATTTCAGCGAAGGCTCTTTTGGGGCAATGATGGTAGATGCAGTAGCCTATGTGGGCGATCAACTTTCTTTTTATTTAGATTATAATATTAATGAAACATTTTTAGATACTGCTTATCAATATGATAATGTATTAAGACAAGGAAGAATTTTAGGGTATAAATACACGGGGCGCCCCTCCACTTTTGGTAAAGTTGCTTTGTATGTTTTGGTCCCGGCTTCATCAACCGGCTTAGGACCCGATAAGGATTATATTCCAATTATGAAACGTGGATCTCGATTTACGTCAGATACTGGATTAAATTATGTTCTTACTGAAAATATTGATTTTAATGCACCACAAAATCCGATTGTTGCCGCAAGAACAAATACGGCGACGGGCGCCCCAACTTATTATGCGATTAAAGCATATGGAAATGTGGTGTCTGGATATTTTAGTCGCGATCAAATGACAGTGGGAGCCTATGAAAGATTTAAAAGAGTAGGACTAAAAAATCCCAACATCTCAGAAATTATCTCCGTTACTGATTCAGATGGAAATGAATATTTTGAAGTAGATTATCTTTCTCAAGATATGGTTTTTAAAGAAATATCGAATAAGAATTTTAAAAATGATAATGTACCTTCAATTTTAAAACCATATTTAGTATCAAGAAAATTTGTTGTAGAAAGAGGTCGTAATAACACAATTATTCAATTTGGAAGTGGCAAATCGGGCGAATCAGATGTTGTAGCCGATCCGGGCGCCGTAGCTATGGATATTTTTGGAAAAACCTATGTAACTGATACTACATTTGATCCAACAAAATTAAGTAAAAATGACAGTCTTGGGATTGTTCCTTCAAATACAACCTTGACCGTAGTATATCGAGTGACTAATCCCGCTAATTCCAATTTAGCAGTAAACTCACTAACACAAGTCTCAAATGCTATTTTGGAATTTAATGATAGGCAATCGCTTACTGCGGGCACCGTTAACACAATTATATCATCAGTAGAGGTGACCAATGAAGAGCCTATAGTTGGTGATGTAACAAGCGCTACAACGAGTGAAATTAAGAGAAGGATTTTTGACACGTTCCCGACACAGAACAGGGCAGTAACTCAAGCTGACTATGAAAATTTGGCATATCGTATGGCAGCAAAATTTGGCTCTATTAAGAGATGTTCCGTACAAAGAGATCCAAGCTCAAGAAAACGAAATTTGAACATGTATGTTGTTTCTGAAGATAAATTTAAGAAACTTGCAACTGCAAATTCAACTATAAAAAATAATTTAAAGACATGGCTTAATCAATATAGAATGATAAATGATACGATTGATATTTTAGATGCGTTTATTATTAATTTAGGAATTGAATTTATAATTACACCCTCTGCCGGAGTTAACAAATTTGATGTATTACAGGCA